TTCATCTTACGTAAGTACCACTCAGCCTTCTTCATGTCCTCTGCAGGCTTCTGCTTATAACGATAGCGGTGTTGGTACTTAATCATATTGCCATGACAGTAGGCAATAAAACCATCAAGCCCTACGACTTGTTTGATATAGTCAATGCACTCAATCCCACCCATGTTGTAATGGGCGGGACGATCTACAGGGTCAAAGCGTTCAACCTCTGTATTGTTTGGATCTTGTTTGAGATAAGTTTCTTTAATCATGTAGTCACCAATTCAGCTGAGGTATAAGGTATGTGAAAGAATAGTTCACCCTTCTGTATGTACCTACCCTTAGCCTCAGCTAGACTTTCTTTTGTTAGTAGGGTATCTTTGATACGCCAAGCTTGCTTCATGTCTTCACGGAATACATAGAAGTTTAACACGCCGTTAGTACCATCATACTTATCTAGTAAGCGTTGCTTACGCTCAGGGATACGGATCTCTTCCCAGTGCGTAGGCCAATCTTCTTTCCAAGCTACCTTTACTTCAGCCTCATTGAAGTATGTGTAGCCATCCTTCTGAGATACTACGTCAACAAAGTAGTTCTCTTCAGTATTCACAATGGTGTGGCCCTTAGTTTCTAGTAGGTCAACCAAAGTATCCTTAGCCTTCTTGTCGTAAGCTTGATACAAGGCACGGTTAAAACTTTTACGTACTGGCTTCATAGTTTAGTTCCTTTATACTAGGTCTACGATTTCACAGGAGTCACCAGAACAAGCTAACGTCTGACTACCTGCAGTGTTGTCTTCTTTCTCATAGTTTGATAGTAATGTCCAGTCAATATCTTTAGGCATACAAGACAACAGTGTTTTATAATCCGTCCTAGAACAATCCTGGTAGGGTGCTTGTTGGTAGGTGTGCTCATTGAAAGGTAGGAAGGATACGCCAGACATCTCATCGAAATGCTTATGTACAAATGCTCCTACTTCAAACCACTCAGCATTTTTAACGTTGATAGTCACCGATGGTTTATGCTCACACCACGATCTTTGATAGGCAAGCCACATGTCTAGTTGTTGTATGGCTGACATATCTGCAGTGACTACTGCCCCATCAGGTGACTTCATAGGGAAGCTGAACACAGTAGTCTGATCAGGCTTCATAACATCTGGCTCACTAGGTACACCCTGATCTTTCATGAACTGTGTCAGAGGATCTTTATTGTCACCACGCACAGTACGAATATAATAGGCTGAGTGACGAGCGTGAATACCAGAGGCGGAATCAACCAGCTGTGATACCGTGCCTGAAGGTTTAACGCAGCTGATAGCAGCAGCAACAGGGATGTTAAGAAGCTTAGCCCACTCAGCATTAGTAGCAACAGAGATAGATTTAAGATGTTCAAGAGTTTTACCTAGCCCCTCATTTTCAGTTGTCATTAAAGGGTTGTCCATGATACCTGTCAGTGACACACCCAACAATCTTTCTTCTTCTGTATTCTTCTGCCAGATCTTACGCAAGTAAGGAAACTTTGTGTAAGTAGACTGGATAGTGCCAAGGATAGTGGCTATACGAACTTTCTTAGCAAGGCTAGTAACATCATCAGTAGAACGTACTACAATCTCCGTAAGATTACAGAATTGGTTTGGGCGTAAAATTATCTCGCTGCAAGGATTTGTCCCGAACTCATAGTCTGAATCTCGTCTACCATTCTTAGCTGCTTGTTTCTTAGAAGCCTCACGATTGAAGATACCACGCTCACCTGAGCCTGACTCAACCAATGCCATCCACTCACGCATGAATGATAAGCTATCAGGTTTATCAGTGTATGCCACAGAGTTGTTAGCTAAGGCACGTTGTGGATTGTTATCCCACCATGCACCAGACTTAGCGTGACGCATCTTGTCATCTGACATGTTAGACAGAGAGATCATAGCTGACCTACGTACACCACCTACTACAACTACCTCACCAATCTTACACATGACATCGTGACACTCAAGGGATGATAGCCTACGACCCTGTGCTTCCTTGAAGGTATGGACGACAAAGTTAAACAGATCAATCAATGGCGCTGGGCCTGAGGCACGACCACCAAATGTTTTTAGCCTTGCGCCGGCAGGTCTAACTCTGCTAGTATCCCACTTAGGAATCTCACCACTATACAGGAGTGCAATCACTTGACGAAGACCCTTAGCCCAACCCTCTTTACTATCCCTGATGACTACTGTAGTCTCGCTCTCAAAGAGATCAGGCACGTCTGGGAGCTTGCTGATGAACTGTCGTTCAACACTGAAGCCAACACCAGTGCCACAGAGGAGGATAAACATAGCCTCATCAAAGGCCTTCATGTCATCGACAGGTAGGTACGAGCAGTTGTAACCTGCTGTATTGTCACGCATAAATGCAGGGCCAGCTGTCATCAATGCTCTCATAGAAGGCATCGAACCTAAGCTGAGGATAGATTCTTCTATCTCTTGTATGAGCTTAGTCATCTTAGGTACAGTAAGGTTAGCCTTCTCAAGGGCTGGACGTACTACGTTATCAGTGTAACGTGTTACTGTCTCACTCCAAGTTTCACGCCGACCTTTCTCATCTAGCCAACGTGCGTAACGTGACTTGTGTATGAATGTTTGATAGTCGGTTGGTAGGTAGTTGCTCATCTATTATCTCCGCTTCCTTTTAATGTTCCTCTGGCTTCACGCCCATCTAACTTAACTACGTTCTCCTCAATTACTTCTTGTAGATCGGAGCCATAGTAATTGGCTAAGGCTGTTACATAAAAAATTACATCCCCTAGCTCTTTAATTATATCGTCTTTGGTAAACCTGGACTTGTCTCTGATAAGTTTCTTAACCTTCTCAGCTACCTCACCAGCCTCACCTACAAGACCTAATGTATTTTCTACAAGACGTTCTTCACGTTTAGTAAAGATCTTATTCTCGACCCAAGTAGAATACGCTAACAAAAGATCTTTGTCTGAGTCTAGTGAAGTGAAGTATCCCATAGTCTTTAGATCAGCAATGTTTATCACAGATTTAATTCTTTCTGATCATCATTGGAGGACTCTAAAGATGTTTTTAGTTCGGCTGATTTCATCTGTTGTATAGCACGAACAGACTGAATCATATGGTCTAACATAGCTGTAGTATTCACGCCAAGGTTTAAGGTGTTTGTAATCTTAATCTGATCCTCATTAAAGTTATCAGTGTCATAATCTTTATCGTCAAGTGTTATCTTAGTCATATCTTTTTACCTCACATTCAGTTACTTGAATATCATCTATGTCATACAGATGATCTTGAATTACCTCACCTATTACAGCAAGATTATAGTCAGGGTCAACCTCTAAAAAGTTTGCAGAGGGATCAACCTTTATGGTTAAGTTAAGTTCAAATTGCACAGTGAAAGTCCCTAGTTATATTTAACTGGTAGATATAGTCAAGCATCATTTGCATCAGAGTTTATAATTAAAGGGTCAATGTTTGACTCAAAATAAACTTTCCACTCGTATGCATCTGCATATACCTCAAAATAAAAGTCAGCCTCAAATATCCCTTCATCATCTTCAGCCTTACAAAGCATACTATACTCTGCATCATAAGGCCACTCATCGCTGTCAGGGCATTCATCCCTAGAGATTGGACCTTCTAGTACATCCCAAATTTTTACACTCATTTTTTCCAGTTCCTCAGTAGTTCCATGTAATGATCCATGCCTACCATAACAATCCAAGGTTGTCTATCAGATCTATAAAAAACTACTGGCTCACCTTTACCATGTTTGCCTGCTTGATCTATGTAACTATAAGCAGTCTTCATACCAGACTTACGCCGCTTAACCTCAATGCTAATTGGCAATGTCTTTCTGGCAGAAGGTGATAGCTGTATGTCCTCACCGCCATCACCCATAGTTGTGCTCTTGATGTCATCGTTCTCAAACTCAGGGAATGTTTCTAGTAACCTATCCCTAACTTCTTGTTGACCACCTCTGCCCTTAGCCTTGGCTGCTCTAGTCATGACTGATCATAGCCATGAAGGTTTTTCCATGATGGTGTAGTCACCCCAACCTGTGCCATAGTCTACATCTTTCTCTGCCTTAGCAATTACAGCCAAAGTTTTATGTAGTTGGGCAGTAGCCCATGACATAACTTCTGGACCCATCAAATGTAGATGCGACAGAAAAGGTGCTGCCTTCTCACAAGCAATGAATGAAAAATTAGTTACATCATAGCCTGCTAGCTTACAAGTATAAACATAGTGGGCACCTTGTATGAAGTAACCATACTTTACACACTCACTTAGAAAACCTTTAGGGCTTGCGTCTTGTGTAGTCTTTACATCGTACACAGTTTTATTAGACTCAATCATTAGGTCTGGTCTTGTCTTGAGCATCAGTCCAGACATTGGATCTTCTACAAAGATACTAATTTCATTTACCCTATCAGGGTGATTCAAAGCCTCAGCACATATAGGGTTATTTAAAGCACCCCTAGTAATACAATTAGCTACGTTAAACTCTACCTCAGTCAGAAGAACTTGGTCTTTAGTCAGGTTCTCTTTCATAGTCTTGAAGGCAGCACTAACTTTAGTCTTTGGTCCCTTGACTACTAGGTTCTTTTCTTTCTCCAGTAAATTTGCATGGACAGCATTACCCATAGCAAATGCTGCAGACTGAGAAATCTTTTGTCCCTTCCAGTGGGCTAGAGATTTCTTATAGACTGCTTTCACAGCACTTGAAGAGATACCATCTACCGAGTGATACTCTTCATTGGACATGTCTTTTATTTTTTTCATAACGACTCCTAAATAAAATATGGGGTGAGCGAAAAGGAAAATAAACACCCACCCCATTAGTTTGGCTAGAACATTATTTCGTCCTCAACCACAGGTTTAGAGTTAGTTACAGGTGGAGGAGCATCACCTGTGTCAGGAACATACTCAACAAGTTCCATAACCTTAACCTTATCTAAACGTGTCCCAACAATGTCTGGTCTACGTGTATCGTAGACAGTTAATGTTACCTCTACAAGAGAGCCATTGCCAATGGTGCCATCAGAATTATAATCCCAAGGACTGTCATCAGACTTAACAACAACAGGCGCACCACTCTCCCAATCTTTACCCGTTGCAAACTTACGTAAGAATTTAACTGTATGTCCACGTCCCTCAATATCAGGCTTACCTTTCTTTATAGAACGAGAAGCCTTAAGCTTCATGAGGTTATCTTCATCTAAGATCACATCAATTGTGCAACCACCTCCATGCCCTTCATAAGCACCGCCGTAACCAAGTAAGTCACGATTCTCTGCAAAGACCTTAGCCCACTCGCCAATGCCTGTTAGTTTTACTATACGTGTAGCCATCTGGCTCTCCTATGTTAATGTATTTCACTGTACGTTAGACCGTACTGTACGTCAATACCTAAATTAACATTTAATTTAAGTTCTTGATTTACTTTTTTAATCGCCCATTGGAGGTTAGATGAGTGTTCTTGTTCACCTCCCTTCCTTACTTGGTTGATTGATTCGTCATGGAATTGTCCTAAGATGTTAGGACTTTTAGTTCTGTAGTATGCAACCCACTTATCAAAGCAGTAAGCTCCAGTCGATTGATTGAGGGTAGAGAATACATCCTTCTCGTATCGAAGGCTGTGCCAGAACTTACTGACTGGGTTCTGTACCCACATCTCACCATTGATCTTTCGTATCTGCTGAGCCTCAGAGAAAGCTTTGACAGACCAGTTGCGTTTCCAATACGCAGCAAGCAATGAAGCTGCCTGAGGTATTGGCATTCCTGTAGTACGTGATAGCTTAGCTGCACCGACACCATAGGTAGCAGAGTAGTTCACCACCTTATAGTTCTTACGCAAAG